AATCTCTTGTCTGATATTTGGTTTGCATATCTTGTATATCTTTAACCCAATCTTTACTCATAATAATTCTCTTAATTCCATAAAGCCACCGATGTTTTCTCCATCCTTTTGAATTTGAGGAAAGGTTCTTGCACCGGGAAAAGTTTCAAAAAATTCTTCTTGCTTGTAATCTTCATCAAGCATTAAGTATTCGTAATCAAGTCCTTTTGATTCGCATAGCTGTTTTGCCATATTACAGTATGCACAATTGTCTTTACCGTAAATTTTTATCATACTAACTTCAGTCCTCCTTGACTGTCAGGTAGTGCGATTCCTGATGTTGCTTCTATAACTTGTTTCTTTAATTCATCTGCAGGTTCTACAACAAACATCACATGTTGTTCACCAATAGATACTGGTTTTCTTTTTGCGTAAGGTACGAAAGGAACCATTCCAATTTTACCTTCACCTGCTGGTACTAACAAGATTCCATCCGTTAATGTATAGAAACCTTTATCATATACCACTTTTGCTACAACCTCTTCTCCGGTTGATAGTCTTACAATTTGTACATCGCTCATAGCAATTCTCCTTTAGTGTTGTTTATTATATCACACTTTAATATAAATGTCAATAGTTTAGCTGAAAAAATCTTCAATCGTATTTACTCGTTCAGCTGACCAACCAACCGCATCTAGGATTGATTGAATAGGATTTAAGAATACTTTATCAAACTGAAGTTCAGTATCAATGTATTCGTGTAATCCAAGTTGTTTAGGCAATAACCCAGGAACCGAGATTGCATTTTCTCGAATAGGATTTGGTACCTTCAAATAAAGTAGCTTGACTTTATCTCCACCTTGGATAGTTTCAAATTTCTTATCAAGTCCTTTTTCCTTTAGGAAATGATTATACATCAAGGAACCACGAACATGCATCGGAGTACCTTTCTTATATATGGATCCTTTCTCTTGATACTTTTTAAGTTCAGATACACCTGAAGTCTTTGCGATAGCAATCGGATCCAACTTTTTAAATTCTTCTTTGAAATCTTTGATAAACTCTTGAGTTGTTTCTTCGTCAGTATTCATAATAACTTCAAAACATTTCTTGAGTTTCTCTCGACAGATTTCAGGAGTTGAAGATCTTACTGATTCCAAACCTGTTACTGATATCTTTGGAGTATCATAATGAACTCCTTCAGAGTTCAATGTATTCAGTATATATCTTTTCTTAGCAACAAAAATTCCACGGTGAGCAATCTTTTCACGTTTCATTACCATTGCATTACGATAAGTACCTAAATCAGCGGCAAGCTTTTCGTAACCATCTTCAATGATTTGCTCAATCTTTGTTGAACATACTCGGTCAAGGAACTCTTCACCTTTGTCTTTATCAATATCAATTGTACCGAACACTTCAGTAATCAGAGGACCAAAGTCAACATAGATAGAGTCAGTATCAATATAAATGATATAGTCAACATCATCGGTTCCAAGAACTTTATTCAAATAATCATTTACAGATTTTTGAGCATAACGAATACTTAACTGACCTGAAGTTGTAATTGCTTCTGCCATTTCGTTAATATAGTATAAGAAATATACGTTAGCAGTTGCACCATACAAACTGTTCATGGCAATCTTAATTGACATTTGTGAATTGTGAAGTTGATTGATTTCGCGTTTCAGTCTTTTCAGTTCAGCAGGATCTTTTTCAATCTCAAACTGTTGTTCAGCAGCAATCATTTGCTTTTTGATAACTGAACGGTTATTATAATATTCATCAATGATTTCAGGAATGATTCCAAGTTTCTTATTTGAGAAACAAACACCGTTGGCAGCAACTGATACATTTGGACGATCATTTTGATATTCACCTTTCAGAACCATATCTTGAGTTACATATTCTCGGTCATCAGGCATATATGTTTCAGGTGACATATTATATTGTAGCATCAAGTGAGGATATAGAGAGTTAAGGTCAAATGATACAACCCAAGGATGCATTCCGACTTTAGGATCTTTTACATAACCACCTACAAGATCTCCTGCTCTTTGACCAGGACTACCTTTAAGTGGAGGAACAATTTTATCTTTCATCAGTTTACGATAAATGGTTGATTCCCAAATACCTACCGTTCCGAAAGCATCTCCATAATTAACTCCACCATCATAAGCAACAGTCATAACTAAAGCAAGCAATCCTGTCTCTTCTTCAAGACGAGCAATCAGTTGAGTATCTTTAAGGTTATAGTCCAAATATAATTGTGGATTCTCTTCCCACAATCCAGTCAGCGAACCATATTCAGAGTAATCAATTTTCTTTTCACCGAGGACAACATAAGCAATATGGTCAAGTCGATATGATTCTTGAGGACCATACTTATAACCAAATTTCTTGAAGCAATCCATGTAGTCAATAACAGCAACACCCATAATAGAATATGTTGAATTGACTTTACCGAAGATTTCACGGGATCTTTGTTTGATTGATTTGTGTGGAGATAACCGTCTTGCAGTATCTTCTCCAAGTAATGCTATGATACGAGTTACGATGTATTGAATATCAAAGTACTCAACGTTCCAACCTGTTACGATATCTGGATAATCGTTAGTCCATAATTTCATAAAGTATTGAAGTAAAGCACGTTCACCATCAACTCCATCAAATAAAACAAACTCAATCTTTTCGTGTGGAATATCAGTTACAGTTTTTGTCTTGTCGTAATCTTTACGACCAAGTACATAATAGGTATCATTTCTTGAACTATGATAAGCAATTGAAGTAATAGGTTTATCAGCCGTTTCCATATTGGCATAACCGTCGCTGATGTCAACCTCAATATCAAATGAAACAATATTCACATGACTTACATCATATGTAATCTTGTCAGGATATTCTTCTTGTATAAACTGAGTGACATAGTTTGTTGAACCGAAAGTCTTCATACCATGAACACCTTTGTATTCTTCAATGAAGTTCTTTGCTTCGCGCATATCACCAAACTTGTGTGGAGATACAGGTAAGTCGCCTTCTAAAGAACGATAACCTTCTTCTCCAGCTTTCGGAGTATGAACATATAGAGTTGGTTGAAAAGGTACGCGATACGAAAAACGTTTGCCGTTTTCATAACCACGATGTAAGATATTATTACCATACCTTTCAACGGATGTATAGAATTTTGTCAATGCCATAAGCCTTTTTGTAAATTTAGATAACCATTATACACTAATTGACAGAGAATGTCAATAGGTTTATGCTGCGAGCTCGGAGAAGTTCTTGATTTTCTCAAACTTAAGGTTGTTTTCAAACTTTTCAGCAAATTGGTCTCCACGATGTGATATCACAAAGATATTGTCATCGGAATTCAATCCATGTAGTGTTTCAATTAAACTCTCAATACCTACGCCATCTAAAGCGCCGTCAAGAGTTTCATCAAGTATCAATAAGTTAGTGGATACGGAAGAACGAAGTTTCGCAACTGACCTCCATGCCAACATAATTGATAATGTGATACGTAGTTTCTCACCTTCGGAAAAACTAGCATAAGTAAATTTGTCTCTGAACCTTGAACGAATAACTTCATTGAACTCTTCATCTAATTGAAAGTCAACGAATAAGTCAAACGCAGCAAGGTATTTGTTAATAAGTTTATTGATAACAGGAATGTACTGAGCAATAATTTTTGCTTTAATTCCACCATCTCTTAAAATGGTTTGAACGATATTGAGTACTTCATGTTCATCAAGAAGCTTTGTTCTAATTTCAATCTGTTTATCCAATTTCTTTTGAAGCTTGTCTAGTTTGGACGTATCAACCTCATCAACTTCTTTCTGAGCATTATCCAAATCTTTCTTGTATGTTATCAAGGCATTCTTAGACATTTTAATCTCAGCTCTTATTTCAGATATCTTGAAATTGATTTCTTGGATTTGGTCTTCAACTTTTGAAATTGAGTTCAGTCTTTCTTGATGTTTTCTAATTACTATACTTGTTGCTTCAAGACCTTTTTCAATATGAGCCTTTTGTTGATTCTTATCCAGAATCTGTTCTTGTTTGAAGTCATGAGCAATACCTTGCTTACAAGTTGGGCAATCATCATTGTGTTCGTAAAAAGATAGTTCCTTATCAAACGCAATACGATTCCTTTCAAGTTCTG